TGCTCCACCTAATGATGCCGCCTTACTGGTATTTATAGACGGGGTAAGACAGGATACTGATGCGTATAACTTAGTCGGTACAAGTCTGACATTCACTGGCGCAGTACCCACAGGGACTAACAATGTACAAGTAGTTCACATGGGGCTGACGGTTGATGTAGGTGTACCGGGCGATGCCACGGTTGAGGCCCGAAAATTAAGTACATCTGGAACTGCTTCTTCGTCCACATTTCTGCGTGGTGATATGGCGTGGACGGTATTAGAAGGCAGTAACATAACCACGCAAAATACGTTCTTTAAGAACTGGAATGCTGTTACAGCAACCCAGACAACAACAATCGCCTCCTCGGAAAATGCGGCCATTATTGGAACTCCCGCTATTACCGTAAATAATGGCGTTACATGGACTATAGTCGGAACGCTCCAACTACTCTAGGAGGTAGATAATGAGCAAAATTATTGTAGACGCAATCCAGAAAACTGGCGGGGCCGCACTTACTATACCAGCGGCAGATGGATCGGCAGGGCAATTTCTGAAAACAGATGGGTCAGCGGCTTTAAGTTTCGCTACTGCCGCAGACGCTACGAAACTTCCACTGGCAGGGGGAACCCTAACCGGGGCATTAACAACCACGACAGTAACAATGTCTGACAATCTTTTAACAACTCCGATTGTTAAGGATTATGCAGAAACCGTATATGCGGGTGGTAACACATCCACAGCAGTTACTCTGGCTGAAACCAACGGTAACGTACAAACATGGACTATGACGGGGAACTGTACGTTTACTATGCCATCTGGTAGTGGATTGCAAGCGGGTTCATCGATGACGTTGATACTGACTCAAGACGGTACTGGTTCACGCACTGGCACATTCACAGGAGTGAAGTGGGCGGCTGCAACCGCAGTGACGCTGACGACAACCGCTACAACCGGAATCGACATCCTTACCTTTTACACGTTTAATGGTGGTGCATCGCCAGTGTGGTACGGATTTGCCTCTGGTTTGGCAATGGCGTAGGAGATTATTATGCCACTAGGAGCATTTAGAACGGCCTTGATGGGCATTGCTGGGTCGGGTGGAGATAATGTCAAACTGTTAGACACGCAAGATGCTACATCTGATGTTACATCAATAGAATTTACATCAAAAATAAATGCAACATATAAGGAATATGTCTGGGTGTGGTACGACGTAAATCCAACTACAGACGGGGCGCATTTTGAGTTTCAGATGGATGCCGCTGGTGGTGCTTATGGATACGATGATCTTAATATGGTTTCCTGTTATGGACGCATCTACCTCTCAGGGAATACCTCTGGTGGTTTCAATCACTTAGATACGCACGCCCAAGGCGGAACCGCTAATTATGCAAGATTGACCAATAGTAATGGAAATGCGGCTACCGAATCCAGTGCAGGGGAACTTCATGTAATAAATCCATCGAATACATCACTTGAAACTATTTGGTGGGCAAACACTTCGACTATCGATGTAGATACTAGGCCAGATGCAGGTAGACCCGGTGGACACTTTATGGCGAACACTGCAATGAATGCTATAAAATTTAAGATGTCGTCTGGCTCATTTACAGGCAAGATAAAGATGTGGGGGTATAACTAATGGCTATTACATTGGTAAAAAAGAATGAGTTTTCTGATGTTGCTAATGTGACATTCACTGACCTTGGTTCCGATTACAAACTCTACCTCTTTAAGTTTTGGGGAATAAGCCCTGCGACAAATAACGTGCGGTTCGACTGTCAATTTAATGCCACTGGTCAAACTGGGTTTAACGAGGCACTGACTACGACTTATATTCGGTGTTTCAATAACGAAGCGAACAGTGATAATGAGTTCGAGTTCGAGAATACATTACAGCAACCCGGTGCTTCCACGCAGAACTACGGCATCTTAGCAGATGCTGTGTCTAGTGAATCGGTAGGGTCTTTGGTGGGGGAGATGTATCTGTTTGATCCATCGGAAAGTACGGCCTTTGCGACTGACTACGTTGCTGAGTTCTGTTATCACAAAAATAATAGTTACGTTCAGAGGACGTTTGTGACTGGATTTATAAGAACGACAGCGGGTATAGCGGCGGCGGATTTTAAGATGAGCAGTGGCAATATGGATGGAACCATCGCCCTTTATGGCATAGGAGCAGAAACATGATACCCACACTAATTTCGACAGGTTCCATTACTGGTAATTCGGCAAGTGCTTTTGAACTTACGTCTGGAATAACCAGTGCTTATGACCATCATATGGTTGTGGTTACCAACTCAAGTCCGTCTGCTGTGCATAAATACTGGTATGTCCAATTTAACGCATCAGGTCAATCCGGTTACAACGAGGCATGGTCTGGAGTGCAGTTGAATAATGGACAAAAAGATAACGGTACGAGCGGGCAATCACAGGGTGGTGGATATATCTGGCCGGGTTCATATAACCAAACAAAAGATATTCCAAGTGGCGGCTATTACCATGACAGCAGTGACGGTTGTGTTCAAGGAATTATGCACTTGTACAACTTTGCTGGTACTACTTTCAATAAACATGTGCGGTCTATTTGGAAATCTTTTAGTGCATACGATCACAGACAGGAAGGCGTCGCTTGGCAATACTGTTCAGTACAAAGTGGTGGCGCGGCGGTTACTGGTATAAGAATGAAATGGGCAGATCATCATACAGCAAATGAAGATACTGGTATGTGTACTCAGGATATAGTTGTTCAACTCTACGGCATCGAATAGGAATTAAATACAATGGCAAGATTCAAAATGGTAGACGGTGTACGAATCCAATATACACCGGAAGAAGAAGCAGAACACGACGCTCTTGAAGTGGAGTGGGAATCGGGTGCTTTAGATCGCGCACTCTCGCGACTGAGGCAAGACCGTAATCGCGCACTTGGAGTGACGGATTACTACGCACTAAGTGACGTATCAATGTCGCAAGCAATGACGGATTACCGTCAGGCACTTCGTGATCTCCCAGCAGGACTTACAACGGAAGCAGAAGTTAATGCTGTGAGTTGGCCTGTTAATCCTGAGTAACTGGAGTTAAATATGGCATACGGAGAGGAAGTAAAACCGACTGCTCAACTAGGCAAGGCTAAAGTACAAGATGTTGCTAAGAAGCCTACAATTCAGCAGATTTATCAACAAGGACGGCCTACTGCTGCAAAGGTTATCCCTGAGAAGAAGACATTTGCCCCATCTCCGCCTATCAGTCGCCAAGTAAAGCGACCAGTTACAAAGGATGTTACTGGAACATCCGGCAAATCAGTTGCCAATGTTCCAAAAGGTCTTGCCAGATCTGGATGGGATTACGATAAATCCACAGGAAAATATAAAGTCGGTGAGGATAGGAAGCGTCAACTCTCAGGGTTGCACAAACGCTATCTTGATTGGAGGAAGAGAATGGGTAGAAGAACATCACCCGGACAAAAAGCAGTAGCAGATAAGCCCTCAGTGGCTACGTTAAAGGCATAGTCATGGCTTTCGTACAAGTTTATATACCGGGCGAAGGGTTCCGCCAAGTTGACACTAAGAGTTCAATGAGTGTTGACAAAGCACGGCGTGCTGGCGGAAACGTTACGTTAGATACCAAATCAGAGAATGTTCAGGTTCAGAAGAACCAGCAGCGTGCGCGGCTCAACGCTATGCAGAGCAAAAGCGGGAGACTTACCAAGGAACAGGAACGGCAAGTCTCTAAAGAGCAGATCAAAGCGGAACGTGCTGCTGTAAAAGAAGCCGGAAATACTCCGGGGTTTACGACTCTCGGAAAAAGGTCGGGTATAGCGCAGAAAGCACTCCACAAACAGGCAGGTGGAACGGATGACTCTTGGCAGGAAGAATTAAAGCGAGAAGAGCGACAGGTTGCCCGCGACATAAAAGGAAAAGAGCCGGGTAAGGATAGGCAAGTTAGTGTACAAGATCTTAATGAAATCGCTCTAGATAAAAGATCAAAAGCGCAAAGTCTGTTAATGAAAAAGCAAACCGGATTGCTTGGGAAGAAGTCTGAAAAGCCGGAAGATTCGTTCTTAGCCAAGGTCAAGAAAGATCTTGGTTCCAGTACCGTTGATTTAGCGTTAACAGGCAGCAATAAGGGAGACAAAGCAGCCTCAGTCCGTGGTGCAAATTCCCAACAGATAAAGAAAGGGAATGTATTTCACGGAACGAACATCCCCACCGCCGGATACAGCAAAGAGCAGATAGCCCATTTCAATAGCAGGTTAAAAGCCGATCTTGCTGCGGGTGATTATGAAGGTGCTAATGATGCTATTTTCAGCATTGCATACCAGAAGAAAGGTCTTGGGGTAACGGCTGGAAGATCGCAAGGTTCTGGTCAGGGTAATGCCAGTGTAGGTGCTGTCCAATCTGGTATATGGCGATTAAGTGACGAAAGCGCACCATTGTGGGCTGAATACAATATCAATTCATCCAACGATGAATACAGGCTGAGAGATCCCAAC